TGCTCCGTAAAGCGAAAGGTACCGTCCGCCAACGGTCAGGCCGAGGCGAAGGGACTGTGGTTAGCGTGGAGTTGGACGGCTGCCTGGTTAAATGGGTGGAGGCAGCCGAATGCGTATGACATGTCCTGGCTGTGGCGCGGAATTTACGCTAGACGTGTTGATTGCTCATGACGGCGCACGTGAAGCATTGATAGAGGTGATGGGATTGAATCTGACGCTCGGCAAACTGCTTGTTCAGTACCTCAGTTTGTTTCGACCCGCAGCACGGCAACTCACGATGGATAGAGTGGCGTCGATACTCAGGGAGATTGGCCCGGACATCAAGGCAGCACGGATTACTCGAAACGGTCGCACATGGGCAATCCCTATGGAGAGTTGGAAGTTGGGACTGGAGGCCATTGTTGCGAAGCGCGACAAATTGACGCTGCCGCTCAAGTCGCATGGATATCTCTATGAAATGCTGATCGCGGCGGCGGACAAAATTGAGGCTGATCGGGAAAAGGCAACTGAAACAAGACGAGCATCAGGGGCAATCCCGCCAGGGCAATCGATGGTGGTATACAGCGACGCCTCCCGAGCTGCTCCAGCTGCTCGCACCGGCATGCCAGAATCCGTCCGCCTAGCACTACGCAGTATGACCAAACAATCGACAGGGGAAAGCGATGCAGTCAACACATGACAAGCTACTTTCGATTCTCATGCTTAACCACGTCGGCGCAAGAAACAGCATCGGCGGGAAGGATTTGGCGATTCAGATTGGATGTAAGCCACGAACAATCCGCGCCCTGGTGCTGAAGTTGCGAGAAAACGCAGTAGCTGTATGTGGACAGCCAGAGACCGGCTACTACATCGCTCAGACTTCTGTTGAACTGGATGGAACCTGCAAGCTATTGGAGCGGCACGGATTACACCAATTGGCTGTCGCCGCACGCTTGCGCAGAACCTCCCTGGCCGAATTGGTCGGGCAACTTGATTTGAACCTTGAGGAAAAACAATGCAGACAATGAACGACATCGAGCAAGCTGCAAAACGATACGCAGAAGCACGAAGCGTGTTGACCAGCTTGGTAAATGAATTAAACGACGAAATCTCCGCAGCAAAGAAAGCGCGGCTTGCTGGAATCAAAGTTGCGGTTGCGCGTGCCGCTGAACGTCACGACGCGCTGTATTCGCTGATTGATGGCCGTAGATCGCTCTTTGAAAAGCCAAAGTCCCGTGTGCTACATGGTTTGAAGGTCGGATTCAAGAAGAAGCCTGGAGCAATCGATATCGCCGACGAGGAATCGACACTACGACGCATCAAGAAAATGTTTTCAAACGATGAGCAAATGCTGTCGCTCCTGATCAAGACGCGAGAAAAGCCGAGTAAGGAAGCGCTTGGCGAATTGAGCGCAGATCAATTGAAGAAGCTGGGCGTCGCGGTTGCCAATGATTCTGATGTGGCCTTTATCAAGCCTATCGACAGCGACGTGGATAAGATCGTTGATGCGCTGATGGACGATGCGACGGAGGGTGTATGAGCGTATGCGTGCTTAACTTCCATTCCGAATTTGCTCCATTGGTCGAATCAGGGGAAAAGCCGCATACAATACGCGCCAAACGCGTTGATGGCCGCGATCCTCTTCCCGGCGATACGTTGCACCTCTATAGCCGCCGAAGCAAGGGGAAGGCGAGATTGCTCCGCCGCGAACCTTGCATCTACACAATCGAGGTAACGATACAGCCAAGCGCAGGCAACGTCCATCACGTACTTTTGGGCGGCCACCTGATCGACCAGTCGGCCATTGAGGCGCTGGCCCGTGTCGATGGATTCAGCGATGGCAACGCATTCGTGCGTTTCTTCGATAAGACCTACGGCTTGCCTTTCACTGGTTTGCTAATTGGCTGGTCTCCAGCACCTATTCACGTTACGAGGCACTAAATGATGAACAACACGAATACACAAGAAATGAAAATGAAAATTGAGGTAGCAGGCGCGGCTTCGGGACTCGGTGGACTGACTGATGCGGAGCTTGTCGCTCGACTCGAAGGATTGTATTGGAAAGGTTTTGCCGACGCTGTAGTGCAAGTTCGGGCAGGCATGCAGGTTGGCAGTGAAGATGCGCCGCATCCCGATTCTGCTCGCCTGGATCACATTATCGCTTGCGATCATTCGGTAGTATCACCACTTGAAGACGGGAATCCGAATGCTGGCACAATCGAAAGCATTCATTTCATCTTCGAGAATCCCTTTGGTTTGCATGGCAGGGTATCCAATAGTGCCCATGTGCGTGATGCAATTGATCGCAGCATTGCAAATCGAGCTGCACGCAATCTCCTTGCTGCCGTCAGAGGAATATCGTGACCCCAACGAATGCCGCAGATATCAAAAAACGTGAAGTGCGTTTGATCAAGATCGCGCAACGCGAGCTGCAAATGGATGACGACACCTACCGTACAATGTTGTTTTCGCTTGGACGTGTGAAGTCAGCAAGCGATCTGGATTGGACTGGCCGCAAAAAGGTGTTGGATCACCTGAAAGCCTGTGGTTTCAAGGTGAAGTCAGCACCGGCCAGCGTGCAAGCGAGCGATAGCAGATATCGCAAGATTCGCGCATTGTGGAAGCAATTGAAATCTTGCGGACTGGTAGATAACGATACCGACCAAGCGGTGCGCACATACATCTTACGCACGACAGGTTGTGCTGATTTCCAGTTTTTGAATAATCACCAGATCAGCACGGTAATCGAAGGTCTGAAGAAATGGTTGGCCCGTGCTGATCAACATCCAGAGAAAGGAGTCGCTCTTGTCTAATCATTTGATTCTGGACGACGAATACCCTGAAGTGCTGGCCGATATCGCCCGCGAAATCCATAGCCGGTTGATGGATCATCCGCTTGTGCAACTTCCGCATGCCATAGCTGCCGAAATGGCGCTCGGCGTAACAGAGCATGTGCGGAAGAACATCGGTGGGGTCGCAACGTATATCCCGCGTGGAATGGCATATGAGTTGTCGATTCGGGACAAAAAAATCTACGAGAAATTCAACGGTGAAAATTATCATGCGCTTGCACGCGAATTTGAAATGACAGAAATGCGTGTGCGTCAGATCGTTACCCATGTTGGACGTGTCGAAAGGGCCAAGCGTCAACAGAGCCTTTTTGATGCGGCCTAAATCCGGGCGGTAGCGCAATTTTGGCTGCCGCCACTTCCAAGCATCCGACTTGCTTAATTTAACGCCTCCTGGCGCGTTTATAAACAAACCTAAACGCCTTCCGGCCCAAATGCTCACTTTCATTTTCGGTATTCACCGGAAATAGGCCAAAAATCCCCTGGTTCTCCTGTTCGTCCGCAAAATGTAAAGCGTTTTGATTATGCTCGTGCCGACCGGCGCGGATACTGCGAGCATGGAAACCAACAATGCCACCAAGATCACGAAGCCGATTGAAATATTCAAGCCGGGTTCGTTCACCGCTGTCAATGGCGAGCGCTACACCTTCAGTCCCGCCGACGTGGCGGAGCTGGCCGCCAGTTATGACCCCAACACCTCAGACGCGCCGTTTGTCGTCGGACATCCGAAGCTGACATCTCCGCGCTTTGGTCATGTTGGCAGCTTGTCGGTCAACAGCGCGGGTGTGTTGTGCGCAATCCCGGCCAACGTTGTGCCGGAATTCGCTGAAGCTGTGAACGCTGGTTATTACCCGAAGGTCTCCGCCTCAATCTTTCTGCCGAGTGCGCCAGGCAACCCAACTCCAGGCAAACATTATCTTCGTCATGTCGGATTTCTCGGCGGCGCTGCACCAGCGGTCAAAGGCTTGCAGTCGGTCGAGTTCTCGGCATCCACCGAAGGTGTCGCCGAATTTGGATATGAGGACAAGATGATTGTTGGCTTGTTTCGCAGTCTGCGTGACTGGATGATTGACAAGTTCGGCCTGGAGCAAGCGCAATCTGTTTTGCCAGACTATTCCCTTGACACACTGAATTCGATAGCGGATTCCACGCAAGACCCATCACTGCCGTTACCGGCATTTTCTGATCCACACACACAGGAGGACGATTTGACAACCGCCGCAGCACAAAAGAATTTAGACGAGCAGACCGCAGCACTCGCCGCCCAGCAGAAGGCGTTGAACGATGCGACTGTTGCCCTATTGGCGCGAGAAGCCAAAATCAGGAAGACGGAGTTTGCAGACTTTGCAGAAGGGCTTTGCAAAGAGGGCAAGCTGATCCCGGCGCAGAAAGCATCAGTGGTCGAGATTCTTTCGCAACTGGATAGCGCAAACCAGATCGCGGACTTCGCAGCCGGTGACGAAAATCACGGAAAAACCGGTGCGGAATTGTTTAAGCAATTTCTCTCCGTCCAGCCAAAGCAGGTCGAGTTTGATCGCATCACAAAAGACTCGAGCGCCAAGGCAACTATCGCCAGCTTCGCAGCCCCGGCAGGCGAGCATGTTGACCAGGAAGGGCTTGCAGAACTCGCCGCAGTGAATGCCTACATGGCCGAAAACAAGGGCGTTGATTTCATCTCCGCCGTGCGGGCTGTTCGATCCGCCTAACAACGTTTTCTTGAGCGCGGATACGCGCTCGCAAAACCTATTTATTCAACGCCAGGAGTCAACACATGAGTAATCAAGCAATTTCCCTGCTTACCCTCAACCTCATTGCCGGAGCGGTGCTCCAGCCACATTGCGCGGTCACTGCTACCGGTGTGCCAAGCGCGACAAATCTCTATGGCGTAACGACCATGGCCGCCGCAGTGGGCCAAACTGTGCCTGTGGACGTTGTTGGTACTACGCCGATGGTGGCCGGTGCGGCGATTCCGGTCGGCACTCCATACGTGATTGCTGATGCTAACGGATGCGCAATTGTCGGCGGCACTCCTGGCGCATGTCTCGGCAAACTCGTGCCCGGTCAATATGCGGTGAATCCCGGCGATATCGTTGAAGTGCTGTTGCATCTGACGGTCTAAATCCAGGCGGGCTGGAAAAGAGAAGCGGCTTGCGGCTCACGGAATTTGTGATCACTCAACTTCCCCAGCTTGCACAACCCGTACCCCGTAGGCTGCTTCACTTTTCCAGTCTTCATTCAAATTCGTAGCATTTAGGAGAAAGCATTCATGTTAAACAGTCAGCAAGCATCGGTCATTGATCCGATCTTAACCACATTCGTTCGCGGTTATACCAACAATGAATACGTTGGCGGGTTCCTGTTCCCTGAAGTCAATGTGATGACATCGGGGGGGCAAGTGATCCAGTTCGGCAAAGAACATTTCATCATTTACGACACGCAACGCGCACCAGGCGGCGCAACGCGTCGTGTTGAGTTCGGATACCTTGGCGTTCACTATGCAACGCAGAATCACGCGCTCGAAGCATTGGTGCCGGATGAAACAGGCCGTGATGCGAGGATTGTTCCTGGCATCGATCTGTCCCAGGAGGCCGTGTCGTTGACTTATGACGCGATGAAACTCAAGCTGGAGTTTCAGCAAGCACAAGTTGCAACTACAGCGGCAAATTACCCGGCAAGCAATGTGGTGGCGCTGTCGGGTGCAACGCAGTGGGACTCGTCCACATCGAATCCGGTTGAAAATATCCTGCAAGGTCGTGAAGCGATTCGTGCGCAAACCGGCAAATATCCAAACGTATTGGTGTTGCCTCCTGGCGGTATCGCAAAGCTCGACCAAAACCCCGCCATTCGCGACCGTCTGAAATACACATCGGCAGAAACCGTGACGGCAGTTGTGCTGGCGCGACTGTTCCAGGTTGAAACAGTTGTTGAAGGAAATGCTGTGTATACGGCGCAGGCCAACGGCACGATTATGGACGTGTGGGGCAACAACGCGGTGCTGGCGTATGTGCCCAAAAACTTCCGTTCGATTCGTGCGCCATCCTACGGCTACACCTACCAGCTGACCGGTAGTCCGAATGTCAAGATGCCTTATCGTGACAACAATCGCGATTCTTGGGTATATGGCGTGAAGCATGAGCGCATTCCGGTAATAGCAGGTGCAGGCGCGGGGTATCTGATCCAAAACGTATTTGGCAGCTAACGGGTTTTCACTTTTGGGATGCTGTAGGTTGGCATCCTTTTTTTAAACGTTTTCAATAGGAAGTATTTGCCATGAATAAGCAATACATTGCATTGTCGCCACTGCACATGGGAGCGCCCAAAGGGGGGAAGCGAACCGTCATTCAACCTGGTGAGGCTGTGACACTCTCGGACGAAGAGGCCAAGCCATTGTTGGAATGTAAGGCTGTGCGATTGCCAGAAGTGGTGGCGCAAGCCGCCGAGTAGGCGCACAACTCCGTCTACCTTTCGTGTGGACGGTAAGGCAATTCCTCACAAACCTTCTCCAGATCAATATGAGCTACGCAACTCCGCAGGACATGATTAATGAGTTCGGGCAGCGTGAGATGCAGAGCATCGGCGACCCGGACGATACGGGCACAATAGACCTGGTGCGCGTGCAAAATGCGCTCGACAAGGCATCGGAGCAGATCGACTTCGCGGCAGGTCAACGATGTGCGCTGCCACTCACTTTGACGACGCCATCCGTTCAGACATTCTTGCAGCAACTATGCCTGGAAATCGCACGCTATCGGCTTACAGGTTCTAGCGGCATCACCGTCACCGATGAGGTGCGAGACCGCTACAAAGAAGCTGACGAAAAGCTATCAAAAATCATTTCCGGCAAGATCGTCCTATGTGAGCAGACTGACGACGCGCAGGGACTACAGCCAAACAATCTGACCTCCGGCCAGGCTGAAAGCGAATGCGCAAGACGACAGCTTTCGCCGCATGGCCGCGACATGCGCGAATTCCGATTTGGTCTGGAAAACTTCAACCGCATGGGTCGTCGAAATGGTTGGTGAGCTTGAAGACGCGATAGTTGCTCGCATCAACTTGGGGCAAGCTAATGCGCTGTGGCCCTACAAGTTGATGACGGTCGAGACGTATGGCGGCCAGATCGCAGAAGACACTCAATCAGTATTTCGCTTTCCCGCTGTGTTTGTGGCATTCACTGGATCACGGCTTCTAAAGCGAATGGGAGAGCGCACGCGCTTGATGCAATTCGGCGTTACGCTCTACGTGGCCGCTCGCAATCCGCGCAATGAACGTGCGACGCGACATGGTGACATGCATGAGGTTGGCAGCTACCAGATAGCAGAGGACATGATTGCGCTGTTGGAGACTCAATCTCTCGGGCTGCCTATGCAAGAGCCTTTGATTCATACCGGCATTGAAACATTGTTCGTTGCGCGCAAGTCTGATGGCGCGAAGGCCGAAAGCATTTTGGCTGTGCCATTTGAGTGCCAGTTTATCTGGGAATCCGCACTGCCCGAAACCGCGAACGTGACCCAGAACGATTGGCTACGCGCAGGTCAAGGCTTCTATTTGAATCCTGCCAATGCTGTGTCGGCAACAAGTACGCCCGACGTCGCTGCGGAGATCGACTTCACCACCGCTGCACCGTCAAGCTCGCCTTCCGGCACATAGGAAGCACATCAACCAGGGGCGAGAAATCGCCTCTTTCTTCATCCCAAATAGTAAAGTGCTTTAGTTATCCGGTTGCGCACGCGTAGGCAGAATGTGATCTCTGATTCATTCGATGCGCGCCGCACGCTTTGCGGTGTCACGTAAAAGGGATGCCGCATGAGTAGCACCAACCTCTATATCAAAGCCGCGCCGGGCATGAAGTTCACGGTCGAAGGAAAGCCGAAGGTGCGTATCAGCGATACCAAGCCGATTGCCGTCACGCCGTCGCACTACTACCGCAAGGCGATCATGGATAGCGATTTGATCGAACTGACTGCGCAGGAGTGGGCTGACTATCAGGCTTCCATCGCAAGCGCGCAATCCGGCGCGGCCTCCGTCGCTAACGTCAATTCGACTGCCAAGGCTGTGATACCTACCGGCTCAGTTCCGGCAGCTGCATCGGCCCCGGCTGCGCCCGTCGCCAGTTCGGCTTCCTAATCGCTCTTGCAGCGTATTCATTCCACACAGCGAAAGGCTCTTGCATGAGTTCTCCTGACATTCAATTTGCAACGATACCGGACGGCATTCGCACCCCCGGTGTGTATGCGGAATTCAACACTACCCTGGCGAATCAAAGTCTGCCAGGGAATACACAAACAACTCTGATCGTCGGTCAGTCCACCGCTCAAGGCAACGTAGCGCCATTGAAATTGACCGGAATTTTTTCGGACAGCCAGGCCGCAGCTGCGTTCGGTTCCGGTTCTCAGATTCACCGCATGGTGATCGCCGCTTTGGCCGCAAATCCGCAATGTAACCTTTCAGCTATTGCGGTTGCTGATGCTACTGGCAGTGTTGCTGCTGTCTGGACTGTGACATTTACTGGCACGCCAACGCAATCCGGGTCGTTGACGCTCGCCTTGAACGCCGACGTAATCCAGGTGAATCCGTCACCGACCGATACCCCAGCCACGATTGCAGCCGAATTTGTCGCGCAAATTGCAGCGCTGCCGGAATTGCCGTTTAAAGCAACAAGCGCGGCAGGCGTGTTGACCCTGACAGCGCTCAATGCGGGCACTGTTGCAAACTCGTTTCAAGTTGTGCCTGGCGGGATCGTTCCAGGAGTGACAATGGCCGTAGCTGTTGCCACCGCAGGCGCATCCGATCCGAATATCACCAACGCACTCAATGCTGCCTTCCTGGGGGGATTTGATCAGATCGTTATCCCGTATGTTGACAGCACCAATTTGGCTGCACTGAAAGCCTTTTTGATAAACGTCGGCAGCTACACAGAAAGGCGCTGGGCATTTGGCTATGTCGCTTCAAATGGAACTCTGGCCGCTGCTCTCACACTGTCGGAGAGCATCAACTACGGATGGATGAATAACCCTTGGTGCCGGGGTAGTGCCAGTACAACAATGGAAATTGCAGCGGCGTATGCGGCAACCATTGCTGCCACTACTGACCCCGCATTGCCCTTTGATTATGTTCCCGTGATCGGTGTAGCTGTGCCACCAGTGGCCCAACAAATGTCTCGGGCGGAAGAAGAAAGCTGTTTGAATAATGGTGTCACGCCGCTGAATGTTGGCCCCGGCCAGCAAGTGCAGATTGTGCGCGCAGTCACGACTTATACCCAGAATGGAGCTGGCGTGCCAGATACGTCGTTCCTGGATATTACGACACCGCGCACGATGAAGTATGTTGCGAAAGCGTTTATCCAGAATCGCGCTACGCACTACAGCCGAGCAAAGATTACTGGCCGCTTGATCAACGACATTCGCAACACCGGAATTGTCCTGCTGAAGCAACTGGAGGCGCTGGAGATCATACAGAACGTTTCCCAAAACCTGCCGATGTACATCGTTGAACAGGACTTGCAGGACGTGAACCGCATCAATGAGCGGATTCCTACCGCCGTGGTTCCTGGTCTGCATATTCTGGCGGAGCGTTTTGACTTGCTCCTGCAACTGGCAAACACCGGCAGCACCTGATCCAGCGCGAGAAAAGAACGGCTGTCAGATCAATCAATTTTCAGTAAAGGAGTTCCCATATGGGTGCGACGAATAAGCAATACGCTGGCACGATCATCTTGACCGTGAACGGTAGCGAATACGAAGTAAAGTCGGTCAGCCCGAATACCAAAACAGGCGTGAAGGGTGTGCCGACCATGAATAGTAAGGGGCGTGCGCTGGGCACCAGCTCCGGCGTCGTTGAGTATGCAATCGACATTGAGGCGTACATTCCGCTCGATGGCAGCGAACCGCTATGGGAAACCATGAAGGGTGCAACGATTGCTATCTATCCGGCAGACCCGGGCGGTAACAACGAAATCTATATGGATTGCTCGACTCAGGAAGTTGGTACAAAGTCGGGAGTCGGCGAGACTGCTACACGTTCGATCAAGATGATCGCCCTTGATAAACAAATCGTCCCGGCTTCGTAATGAGCAACATACTCGACAAACTCAAGGCCAGCCGCGATGTCATCAAGCCGATTGTTATTGGTGACGTTGTGCTTGGTATGCGTATCCTGACGGAGCGCGACTATCAAGACGCAGGCTGGGCCGCAAATGCGCTCCTGGACAACTTCAAGACGGAATTGAAGCCGTCCAATGCCGATCTGTTTGAATCTGAAAAAGCCACGCAGCTCTTGCAGCGCTTCATCGTTGACCCTGACTCGAAGAAGCCAGTATTTTCCAGCGCAGAAGAAGTCCTGGCGGCATTGACGCGCTCCGAGCGCAACTATATCGGCGCTGCTTACTTCGATTTCGAGCGTGAGCATTCGCCATCAGAGCGCACCATGTCATCGAAAGAATTTGATGAGCTTCTGGAGGAGGTTAAAAAAAAGCCAGAAACGCAGCGATTGAACGATTTAAGTGGCGCTATGCTGAAAAAGCTAGTCAGTTCTTTGGCTGCCCAGCTGTCGGATTAACGGACGGTCAATGGCTGTTTGTGCTGGCAATTGTCAACGCCGAAGCGAACAACGACCAGGCCGATGCCGACAACGGAAAGCGGGTCGCGACAAGGCGATTGTCCGACCCACTTCCGGGTGATGCCGCAATACCTAAGCGCACGCCTCCCACTTCCAAACGACGAAAGAAGGAACGCCGATGAACGATATGAAGTTGCAAATGATCGTCACCGGCGACAACAGCGGCTTGAATGCGATGTTGAATCAAAGCGATTCCAACGTTCGCAAATTCACCGCCAGCGCCGCGTCCCATTTCTCCACTCTGCAAGCACACGCATCGAAAGTATGGAGCGCCATAAACGGCGCTTCCGCTGCAACAAAGATGATCGGTGTTGGAATCGGTGTCGGCTCTTTGAAGTCGATCATCGACGATAACCTGGAGTTCGAGCGCACATTGCTACGCTTGAAGTTCAACGCGCAAATGACGACGAAGGAAGTTGCCGATCTGCGCGAAGAAGCAATGCGACTGTCGAAGATCAGCTTGAATAGCCCATTGGAAATCGCGCAGATGGAATTCCGCCTGGCTAACGACAATTTGAAGATTGATTCCATCCGCAAAATGGGGCCAACAATTGCGATGGCGTCGCAGGTGTTTGAGGCGCCAACGGAAGACATGGCAAACATGTCGGTGGACATCATGCAGAAGATGGGTCTGAAGGAAGACCAGATGCCGCGCATGTTGAACATGCTCTATTATCACGCGACGCACGGGCGCTTCATGACGAAGGATATGGCGCAACAGGCTCCTGAATTTCTGAATGCAGGCAAGTTCGTCGGTATCACTGGGGAAAAGGGTTTGAATTTCATGGGTGCGCTGACGCAACGCATGATGCGTAACGCTACTGTGCATAACCCTTCCGAGGTTTCGACATTCATTCAACACGGCTTGTCGCATATCACTCAACCGCACTATGTAAAGGGCTTGAAAAAGTTTGGCATCAACATCGCCGACTATTTCGACAAAGAGGGGAAATCCTTCAAGGGCGAAGGCGGCGTTGATGGGCTGATCGCATTGACCAGGGCGATGAAAGCGCATGGCCTGGATAACCCATTCAACCTGGGCAAAGCTGGATTCCGCGAACAATACACACAGATTTTTTGGCGTGAAATGATGGAGTCGATTAACGCTGACGACTCCGAGAAAAATCCCAATTTGCTCAAGATGATGGAGCGCGGCGAGCAAGCCGCAAACGACGATCAGCTTTCCACGAATTTGAAAGAAGTTCGCGAAGCAAACTTCGGCAAGATCAAGGCAGCAGAGATTGAGGTAGACAAGGCCAAGCTATCGACCGGAGCGCAAGCGCTAACCGGCGTAGCG